CAATTCTTACTGAACAGACAGAGTTAGCCCACTCGCGCCAGACCCCGTCGAGGATAGCTGAGCAAACTGTTGGCACGCGACTGGCATCATCGACGGTTGTGTTCAGGTTGCTGTTTTTCTCTTCAAATGTCAGATACACCAGAACACGAGAAAACCCAACATCTTGTGTTACATCGCCATGTCACCCGGCTAGGGGTAGAAATTGAGACCCGGCAGCCCGGAGGCTGCCGAGAACGGAGAGAACGACGATGATCGCGGCAATAGATGAAATCGAATGGCTGCATGCTGTCCAGCGCGACCCCGACCTGACCGCTGAGGATCGGCAGGCCGCGCTGTACTACGCGGATTTTGACACCGACCTGACCGACGAGCAGATACAGGGGTCATTCGACAAGCTGATCGACCTTGGGTACTTCGCGCCGGTCCTGGTGCTCAACGAGCAGCCGACGTTCGACATACGGCGCTCCCTTCCGAGGAACGTCGCGTGATGCGGTTATTGCTCGCCGGCGTCACCGCGGTAGCCGTTCTGGGGGTGCCCGCGGCGCATGCCGATCCGGCGCCGGACTGCAACCTCGCGGTCAAGACGCTGTGCATGCCTAACGGGGCGGTTACCTGGTGCCCGGACGACGGCGGTCACATGGTGGACCGCATGGGCAATTGCCCGAGCATCACCTTCGGCCGCACGCCCGTAGGTTCCGTCGAGCCGGCCCGGTGAGGGCAGACGGAAGCGTGCCGGTTTATGACAATTACGGAGCCGTCCAGTTCGACCAGGCCACAGACGACGACCTAGAGGAGGTTCGGACTACCGGCATCGCCGCGTCCAAGCGCAGCGCCAGAGGCGTGCCGTCTCGGCTCGATGCGTGGCGTCGGGACAACGCGGACGCGCTACAGACCTGGGAGACAAAGTACGGGTGCGTAGTCCTGTTTTGGGGCATGAAGGTCTATTACGGCAGGTGCCGTGCTTGTCCTGAGATTGTCACCAGCCGGCGCAACGCCAACACCCGAGGAGGCGGGGCGGGAAGATGGCCCGAGCTGTGCAACGAGTGCCGCGCGCGGAAGTCAGACCAGGATGCCAACAGCGCGAGGCGCCGGATGGCGCGGCTGCGTCGTGAGCGGTACACGTTCCGCAGCGAGCAGTACGCCAAGATCGGGCTGCCCGAGCCGCGCCAGGGTGTTCCGGGCTGGGAGGCGGAGCAGCAGCGTCGGGAGAAACGCGAGGCGGAGGACTGGTGACGCACGGCTACCTGGGACGGCATAGATGCAGTCTTCGACAACCCGCTGTACCAGCACCTATGTTCGGGATTAGCACTACTGTGTAGAGCGGTAAAGCCCTCGCCGCACACTTCGCAACCCCGTCTAGGTCGGGGTTGACAAGCGGGCAGAGCGAAAGCATCTGCCCTGGCGTGCTGCCGCGTTGTTCGTTCTCCGCAGGCGCCGCCGATCCGGCTCGCTCTCGGCAGGCTGATCCCTCCCCGAGAGAGTGCCTAGGGAGGCACTCCCGGTCTACCTGATCCCGCGTCCTGGGTTGGTGCGCGGAGACCGGGGGTGTCTCTCCCTTTTTTTGCAACCAACGGATCAATTGATCCATTCGTGAGTCTGCGGCTCGCGGCCCGAACTACCCGCGGTCTGTGGCCGCAGGAAAGCAACAGCAATGTCCGCTCACCGATGCACACGTCACCCCGAGCACCGCCGTAGGAACGGTCGGTGCCTGGACTGCCGATCCGAGGCCCAAGGCCGCTACTCCCGTAGCTGCGTTGCGGCGCGTCACAAACTCGCCGCCCTTGAGGCGGTATTGGCGGCATCAGCGTAATCGCCTGAGCCGGCTAGGGAGCGAAGCTCCCGACGCCTTCGGGACGCGGCTATGCCGCTGTCCCAGCAATCCAACAGCACGGCTCGATGGCCGTGCTCACGGCCGAGGTCACCACAGGAAGGTAACCAAAGATGGACGAGAAAACCCCGCTCGATGACCTGCCGGGCTACTGGCGCCAGCAGATCAAGAATCTGCGGGCCGAGAATGCTCGGGTCCGGATCGAACGCAACGAGCTGCAAGCCGAGTGTGACGCACTGCGATCCGAGCTGGGCACCCTGAAGGCCGCAGCCGCGGTGAGGACACCGGGTCGGCGATTGGATGATCTGGTCGACGACGAGTCGATGCGGCAGTTCGAGGAGTGGGCGTTGCAACAGAGGAATGCGGCTGCCGCCGAAGCCGAGTTCATCGCGGCCGGCGGCGAGCTGTGAGCCAACCGAAGGTGGACGTTCACCGCGCCGGGGACGGGACACGGCTTTACCGTGTCTCCACACCGACCAACTCCAAGAGGTTGGTCTTCACCGAAGACGAACTTGCGGACCTAATCCGGCAAGCCCAGACCGTGCTCCGAGGCACCGATGCCCTCACAATCACCTGAGCGGTCGGTTACCGAGCTCCGGGCTTGGCTGCCGCAACAGGCACTAGACCTGCTCGACTGCAAAGACGGCAGGTATTCGGAATGGGCCACGGCAAGTGCCGTATGTATGCACGCGATGAACGCCGGCCTGTCCGAGGCCGAGTTCGTTGCTGTGACGGCGGAATCCGACTTCGCCTACCAATTCGCCACCGAAGACCACGGCCGGGACAGGTCTAACCGGCTGGCAAGCCGGTTGTCCAAGGTCTGGAGCAGATGCGAGGACGACTGGAACCCGCCGCTCGGTTCGGCAGAGGACGTGCGCCACAAGCTGGCTGAGTTGTCCCAACGGCTGGCCGGGCATTCTTGGCCCGGCCGCACCGGCAACTCCGACCGAGCCGTAGCTATGGCGATGGTCGATTGGGCACACGAGGTAGGCACATGGACTCTCGACGCTGGTGGCCGTGAGCTGAGCATCCGCGCCAACGTCGCTCACGGCACAGCCAAGAAAGCGCTAACCCGGCTCCAGACGTTAGGCGTCCTTCGCCGAGACACTGAGACGAGACAGGGCACCCACGCTCAACGGTGGGTGCTGAACCTCAGATGGGGAATAAGACTCCAAACTGACCCACATGATCTCTCCCCAGGGGGGAGAGGTTTATGTGGGCTAAACAAGAGTCTTAATCACCCGGCGTTCCTGCGCTCTGCGCTCGGTCCCACAGCAGAGCGAGTCTGGTTGGACTTGGTAGAGCACCCGGACTCGACTGCGGCCGAAGTCGCAGACAGGCTTGGGAAGCGCCGTACCGCGGTGACCAAGGTTCTGGCCGAGAAGCTGATCCCGAATCAGCTTGTCAGGCAAGCCGGCCACAGCGGCGGTACCCGAGGCAAGCCGGCAGCCGTATACGAGACGGACCCGGCCGGCTCGCTCGACCGCGTAGCCGAGGCATACGGCGTAGCGGACTGGCGCGAGCGGACAGCCGAGCGATACCGCCGAGAGCGGGAAGGTTATCGAGCTGTGCAGGCGCAGCGGCAGCAGCGCGCGGCGCCGCAGTCCGACACAGCACCAGAGCACGCCGAGCCGCCCGCGACGACGGACCCGTTCACCGAGCAATGGTGGGCCGGCCTGCCCTTGCAATGGCCGGAACCGGCTGTACGGGAGCCGGGTCGGATAGTCGATCCGTTTGCGCAGCAGCGCGCCTAACTCAGCAGCAGCACCGCCCGTCAGCACTCCGCTGGCGGGTTTCTTTTCGACAGGAGAACGAGATGCACCTTGAATACGACTACGACGACGGCCCGATAGCCGTCCCTGACACCGCGGTCCTGGCCGCGCTGATGGTCCACTCCGACCCAGACGCCGATGTCCAGACCTTGAGCTGGACCGAAGCGCTGTGACCCCCTCAAGCGCTGCTGAGGGGTTCCAGCGCCACTTAGAGCGCTCCGAGAACTACTTCGCAGCCGTCGAGGCTGCCGGGGACCTTCCCTGGTACGAGGACCCCGAGAAGCTGTCCAAGCTCGAAAGCCGCATACCCGGCATTACGAGCATGGACACCAAAGAGCGCCGCCGCGCTCTGTTTATGCGCCACCGGACCGACCAGGAGAACGACCAATGACCATTACGCAGGAGACCACCATCGATGCCACCAGCACCACTGACCAAGCCACCGAGGCCCAATCCGGTACAGCCGGGAACGGTGGTAGCGACGCCGAAGATGCCCCACGAGGTAACCGCGAAGCGCGCTACCGGGTGGAGAGGAACGAGGCGAGGACCGCGCTGGCGGCTGTCGAAGCGCGCATCGCCGAACTGCAGACCCGCGAGGTCGAACGGCTGGCCGGCGAGTCGCTATCACAGCCGGCAGACCTGCTCAGTCTCGGAGGTATCGGCTTGGCCGATCTTCTAGACGAGGCGGGCAACGTCGATTCCGCTGCCGTGGCCGACGCGGCAGCCGAGTTGATCGCGTCCCGGCCCGGTCTGGCCAAGAATTTCCGGGTACCTGCCGTCGACCACACCCAAGGCCAGGGCAGCGACAGCCCCGGTAAGAGCGGTCCCTCGTGGGGAGACCTGTTCCGGAGCTGACACCCAACAAAGACTTGACCGCGAGACAGCCCGAGGGGGCTGCTCTTGTGGTCATCGAGACCGATCTTTGATCGGCTCTCAGACCGCCGGCCGTCGTCTGTGGCGACGCCGGTAGTCAACGTAGCGCGTAAGCGCTAGCCGCTGTGCGGCAAAGGAATGGGTCTGTGGCCCGTCCTTCGAATCCGAGGTCCAACGCAAAAGGCGTTGGGCCGTCTCTATTTCGAAGGAAAATCACATGACAGGTATGACTGACGCTACGTCAGCTGCCGCTTGGTTGCCGCAAGATTACGGCGACCTCCTGGACACGGTTGTCCAAGAAAAGTCGATCGCCTCTAAGGCGGCGACGCTGTTCACCACCACCCGCCAGACGGTCAGATTCCCGTTGTGGACCGCCGATCCGGCTGTCGGCTGGTATTCGGAGCTCGACACCATCGCCATCGCGGACGGCAGCACCAACGAGGTCGTTGTCACCCCGAGTAAGACGGCCGGTATCGACTTGCTGAGCAACGAGCTGGTCGGCGACTCCGATCCGGCTATCGCCCTCCAGGTCGCACAGGGCTTGGCGAACCAGATTGCGGGTGCGCTCGATACGGCGTTCTTCGGGAACACCACGGCCAAGGGACCGAACGGCTTGCAGTCGTTGACGACTGCGGTTGTCGATCCTGGCGCTTCGATCACCAACCTGGATGCGTTTGTGGCGGCTCGCTACGCAGCCGAGGCGCACGCGGCGAACCTGACGCACTGGCTGCTGCCGCCGGCCGTGGCTCAGACCTTGAGCCAACTCAAGATCGGCAGCGGCTACAACCAGTCGTTGCTTCAGTTCGTCGACGACGGCGTTCAGATCGCCGGCATTCCCGCGCTGACCTCTACCCATGTCGTGGGAACGGGGATCAGCGCCTGGGGTGTGGATGCTTCGCAAATCAGGTTCGTGCAGCGCCAGGGCACCACGGTCGAGCTGTTCGACTCGCCGCAGAACGACGCCAAGTGGGTGCGGGCTGTGTCTCGCGTTGGGTTCGGATTCCTGAACCCGGCCGGGATTGTCGCGCTAAAGCACAGCAGCTAGTCCACTGACCAGGAGAGTCCCCGGACAACTGACGCGCCGGCACCATTAGCCGCCTGCGCTGTCGGGACACACAGTGTCGTGTGTCCCAGTCCGGGGCTCTCTGTGGTCTCTGCAAGGCCGCGCCAAGTGAAAGAGAACGAATGACGCAACCACTAGGGGAGCACAGCTCCCCCGACGCACCGGACCGCAGCCCCGCTGGGGTGTCCCCACGACGACGCAAGCGCCGAGGCCGTGGACTGATCTGCCTCAGAGACGGCTGCCGCCGCGGAAGGGCGGGCGGTCAGCGCTACTGCACCCTGGTATGCCGGCGCCTGTCCGATGAGCTATCGGCAGCCCAAAGGCTGGCCGAAGCGATCGGACCAAACGAAGCAACCGCCAAACTCCGGACTGCTGCCATCGAAGCAGCAGACGCTTGGACCGCGTACACACAGCTGTCTGACGACCTGCGATCGACGGCACACAGCGTCGGTCTGTCGGACGAGCAGTGGGCTGCGCTGGCGTATGGCATTGGCTAGACACCACCGCACACCGCTACGTGGTGCGTCTGTCTGCTCTCGCTGTGTGGTGTGCGTTGCTGCGTTTTCCGCAGAGCACAGACGCACGTTCAGCGCGTCTGAGGGTTAGTACACCTACCGCAGTGTGTTCGTCGCTCTGCGCTCGACCGTATTCGCAGTACCGGCGTTGCAGCAGGTCGGGCGGGGCACGGGGGACACCCCCCGCCCGCCCACCGAGACCGGGCGGTAATGCGACAGCCACCGCCGATGCGATCGCAGGCGGTCATTTTTGGCCGGTCAGTCAGTTCGCGCAGCCGCGCGCAAATCAAGGAGTTTCATGCGAACACCAGATAGGCCACCCCCGGTTGCCGGCGCCGGAGGAGTCCTCCCGTGAGGGCTCCAGCGGGCTTACACAGGGCCGGCAAGGCTTTGTGGCGGTCGGTACACGAGACCTTCGATTTCACCGACGAACCCGGCAAGGTTCATATCCTCACCCAGGCGTGCCGCGTCGCCGACATTGTGGCCGAGCTCGACGAGGCTGCCCACGAGGCTCCGCTGACCGTCAAGGGCAGCATGGGGCAGCCGGTTATCAGCCCGTTCATCGCGGAGGCCAGAGCGCAGCGTGCGCTACTGGCGCAACTGCTGGGCAGGCTTGGCCTGCCTGACAACGACGACGCTGGCGATTTCGCCAAGCGGTCGGCCGCGGGCCGCACCGCTGCTAAAGCCAGATGGCAGAGAGGCTACTGACCCGATGACCCGTCGACACAAGGCGAAGGTCGAGCCCACCGGGCCGACGATCCGCGCCTCCGACTATTACCGGCACCTGCTAGAGCAGCCTGCCACCGACCCCGGCCACAGCACCGGCCAACCGACTTGGGCGGGTTACCTCGCCTTCGCCAATTTCCCGGAGGGATCTACCCCAGATGACCTACGCAGCACTGTCTGACGTTCAGAGCCGGCTCGGCCGGCCGCTCACGGACGACGAGACCGGCCAAGTGCCGACCCTGCTCTCCGACGTCGAGCAGGAGATCACCGCTCGGATTCCAGACCTGGCCGACCAGATCGCCGCGGGCACTCTGGATGAGTCCGCGGTGGTCCGCGTGGAGGCCAGCGCGGTTGTGCGCTTGCTCCGCAATCCCAACGGCTACACGTCCGAAACGGACGGCGATTACTCCTACCAGGTTAACTACAAGCTCAACCCCGGCGATCTGACGATCACCGACAAAGAGTGGTCGCTGCTCGGGATCGGTGCCGGCGCGTTCATCTTGTCGGTGCTGCCCGGCGTGCCTAAGCCACCCGACCCCGAGACCGACCCTTACTGGGCGATGCGGAGGTGGTACCGATGACGCTAATCGTTATGAGCCGGAGCGGCGCCGACTCTACCGAAGGCGCGGCACCAGTTATCGAACGGAGGTTCGACTAACGGGTTACGGCAGAGTGCGCGGACGACCATCACGAAGGACCACGTCGGGCCTTCTAAGCGGCTCCGGGGCACAGGTCGCGGATCGAGATATCTACGAACTGTTCGGCATCGGCCTTGCTGTCAAACTTGCTCGACTCCCACAGCTCGGTTGCCGCCTGGTTCCGTGACAAGCCGCCAGCAACCTCCTCGCAGATGTTTCGTCCCACCGCGATTTCTGCTGCGTTGCCTTCGCCGTTCTCGAAGCCCGCATCTTCCATGTCCTGCAAATAGGTTTGGACGTCGGCGCGGGCGACTGCCATCTCATTGGCCGGTAGTGCGGCGAAGATCGCCAGCGCACCTGCGCCGAGAATTGCTCCCTTGATTAGAAACGTCATGTCGTGCCCCTTTGGACGGTTGTCCGATTCGTGAGGGGGAGCGTATTCGCCCGCGGAGCTGACCACAGCGAATTTGCAAAGGAAAAGCGGCACCACCCTCGTCGAGTGATGCCGCCCTTCCGGGGGATCTCGAAGTTCTAGGAGGGGAACACCTGAACCGCAGCCTTTCCGCTACCCGCCAAGCCGCCGTAGTCGATCGTGACGAACCAGTGCCCGGAATACGGCACAGTCAGGCCTACCGGAGAACGGTCGTAGCCGCCCCCGTAGAACTCATGGCGACCACCGGCCTGGTAAGAGCTGTAGTTGGTCGCGTCCATCAGCTTGACGTTGGCGGCATTACCCTCCAACGCAACTCGGACGACCGTACCGGCGTTCTGGTGACCCAGATCCGAACTTGCGAAGTCCATAGCGGACCCCTTTTCCGCTGAGAACGGGAAAGTAAAGCCCCAAATCCGGACCCCATTTAGGCTCCAGAATGCGCCAGCGGTGTAACGTGACTCCCCAGCATCTAGCCAATGTGAGGCGTTAGCCCTTGACGCAGCGGGCACCCCCGCTTGTCGAGGGCTTCGCTGTCTCAGCTTGGTAAAGACCTTATCCGGATAGCGGACAACTAACCCCGGTTGTCAACCGCGTGTCGCTCATGTCCTTTTGGTAATCAATGTTTTAATTACCCGTTTGTAATTCCGAGGTCTCCAGGGTACGGACGGCATACGCACTGGACCCTCGCCATCTCCCGCGACGTCTAACCCGGCATGGATACCGATGAACGCGAAGCAATCAGAGCCGAAGGGTTCGACCCAGACGACCACCCACTGCAGGCTGCAGTAGATCTCCGATGTCAGGACGCACCGGCCCGGAGTGCCACGCCAGGTGTCAGATGTTGGCGCTCTGCGGCACCCGCAGCTCGAAGTCCGGCTCGTCGGTCGAGCTAGGTTCGCCTTTGCTCCGCGGTCGGACTACGACCGTGATCCCGGACTTATGCAGCAGCTCCCTACGGCCATCGGCGTCGGAGGACTTCCACACGGCGCCGTAGGTGTCCCCGGTCGATCGATATTCCCACCGGGCGCCCTGCTTGGGCGCGTGCTCCAACTCCGCGATCCGGCCATCTATCGCCGCGATCTGCCGCTGGAGCCGCTGCTTGGCCGTGTTCGATGTCAAGCGGCCGGCAGCCGCGGTCAGCTCGTCAAGCGCTGCTATCTGCTCCCGGAGTTCGGCCTCGTGGCTGTCACCGGGAACCCAGACGCGCTCGCGGACTTCGGCATCCCCGTACTGGGATAGAAACTCCCCCTCGACAAGTTCCTCCAGATCTTCGGCGCGGATCATCGCCCACGTCCGGTGGATCTCGTCGTCGCGGTCTCTGCAGCGGTAATACCGGTAGGTGTACGACCTGCTTTCGCGTTTGACCGTGTTCCTGTCGTGGTGCATCGCGGCGCCACACCACCCGCAGAACACCAGTCCCGAGAGCGGGCTGGCCTCAGCGCGAAGTGCCCCGCTGCGGGCTTGCTGTATCCGGTCGAGCGCTGCCTGCAGCAGCTCCCAATCATCGGGGCTCACCAACGGCTCTGCGATCTGCACCGGATTGCCTTGATCGTCCCGCACGGTCTGACCCTCGTGGTGCGCGTAGCCGCGGAGCGCCTTGGATCGCAGCATGTTTCGCATCGGGGTCGTGTGCCATTTGGCCGAAGGTGTCTCACCATCAGGCCAGCGGACGGCGGGCTCACCGGCCCGCAGAGTCTCGTAATACGCAGCCGGAGGCCGATACCCTTCCGCGGTCAGCTCACGCGCTACGCGGGCCAGCGGCTTACCCCCAAGCACATCGGCAACGATCCGCTGGACTACCTCCGCTGCGCCTTCGTCTACCTCCAGGCGCCATCCGGGACCGTCTTCGTTGCGGAGCGCTCTGTACCCGTAGGGAGGTTTACGACCGGGCCACCTGCCGAGCTCTCGCAGCTTTTGGTGTGAGGCTTTGGTCCGCTCCCGGATCGCTTCCAGCTCCCCCTCCGCGAGGAACGCGATCACGTTGGCGATCAACCGGCCTACTCCGGTGCTGAGGTCGATCGACTCAGAGCACGACACCACGGTCTTGTCATGGTCGAGACACCAGCCGAACAGCTTGTTCAGCTTGATCGCGTTACGGCCGAGCCGGTCGAGCTTCCACGCCGCCAGAACGTCCCACTCCGGCGCTCGGTTGGCCAGCCAGTCCCCCAGCTGCGGAGTGTCGAACGGATCGATCGCCCCGCTCACATCAACGTCAGAGGCCCAGCCAACGATGTGATGGTCGTTGGCGTCGGCCCACTGCTGGATGATCTCCCGTTGCCTGTCGATCGACGTTGATTCCTCGGTTGACCTCGATAGACGTAGCCTGCCAAGTACGCGCTTACCGGCTGTCTCTGTTTTGCGTGGTCGGGGCATATCGAGAGGGTACCTTGTCATGGTGAAGTTGATG